AAGAATCTCTTGGCACACGTTGGAGTAGATACGCTCACCATTGGCGTCGTACTGCTTCTTCACAATCCAAACGTCGCCCTTACGAGCAGCGTTCATAATTGCGTTCAATTTGTCTGGGTCGTCGACGATTTGAGGATCAACGTTAACGCAACGTTTGATCCAAGGAATACGAGTGCGATCGTAATTAACAAACTCCAAAATGTCAGGAGAATCTGCGTCAAGATGAGCAACAATCGCACCGTTGCGGTATGTGCCCCCGCGACGAAGAATCTCGTTGAACTTGGAGTAGATCTCCATGAACCCACAAGGGCCTGAAGCAACCATTCCATGGCTATTCGTGGTGCCTCTAGCGCGAAGCTTAGAAAGGTGAATAGCCACCCCTGCACCGTATCGGAGAGCCTTGCTAGCAAACTGCCAAGAACCTTCCAGACCATCAGGGTTTTCGTCCATCGTGTCTTCCACGACAAACACAGTACAAGAGACTGGATACCTACGAGTCGGATTCTCCAGCCAGCTCTCCACTCTCCCCGTCATTGCGATCGCTGGGTTCAGTGCTTCCTTGGTCAGCTTCATTGGTCTCAGATGCGTCGATTACTCGTTGAAGGGAATTGATTACAAAGTCGCTCCACTGGTCTTCGTCTAGTTCAGACAGTGGGGCAAGCTCGGGATGTTCTTCTTCATCCCAGAAGAATTGGATTGAGCCGTTACCGTCGTCATCCTCTTCGTATTCAGCTTCGACATACTGCCAAGCTGCTTGAGGAATTTTGGACAGGATTTCATCGTAAGGGTTCATAGGTCTGAAAAGTCGACGGGTTGGTAATGGGGACCTTTCTGGACTTTTCCATCCACTTTTGTGAAAGGAAACTTGGACCAGTTAGAGGTGTAGAGCCGATCGAAAGCAGAATCAGGATCCACACCCAAGGTAAGAAGCAGACCATAAGTGACCCATAGTAGGTCGCAGGCTTCCTTAATAACTTGTGAACGAGACTCATTGCGATATGCGTACATAAGTTCGTAGAACTCTTCTTCGACATACGCAAGCTGCTGTTCACGTTGCTCGTCATCAGGATTGGTTAGTTGGTCCGCTCTTTGCATCCAGGTCCGAACCAATTCGGAATTCGAAGTCAGCATCATCAATAACCTCCTGATAAATGTTTGGGCGTTTGCTCCACTTGGCATCCCACTCTTCTGATCGTTTGATCAGCCGGTCGAGATACCACCGAGCTTTTTTGAGATCCTCAGTACCGTTCTTGTGTTGGTACCGAGTGACGTATTTGATGACGTTGCCTTCAACAAAATCAAAGGCGTGGCTTTCGATGTAATCAATGCATTCGATTACTCCTTCGTCGAAGGCGTAGTGATTTGGTCTGATGGGATCGAAGTCGGGGTCCATAGTTGGATTTCATCGAAGGTGTACTCGGTTTCACGGAGGATGCGAGCAAGGCGTGCTTGGGTCAAGGCGTAGTCAGCGCCAAAACCTTTCTTCTTGTACTGAGCTACTACAGTTCTCCATGCGGAGGCTTCTGTAAATCCCTCTTCAGGGATGAGTCGTTCTGCTGTCTTCGGGCCAACCCCAGGGCAACCAGGATAGCCGTCAGTGGAATCACCGGTAAGAGCCTGACGATAGAAATAGACATCAGCTTGGTTTTGAGTGATTTGGTAAACGTTTCCGTCGTTGTCTAGGTGAAGACCAGGGATCTGTTTGAGATCCTTGTCTCCAGACCACAAAATGGTTTTCTCAGGATGACGAGTGCAGAGAATCCCTAGAACGTCATCTGCTTCCAGCTTGTGCCAGCACTCTGAAGGAAACTGTTGTTCAGCCCAACGTCGAAGCGCCAAGTACCCAACTGGTTTGCGACGGTCGTAACGAGTACGGTTCGCTTTGTAGGTGGGTTCAACGTCCTTACGGAAGTTCTTATCAGCAGTCCAACAAAGCGTGAATCGGTCTGATTGTGCTTGGTTGCACTTGGCCTCAAGAATCTCATTGAAGATGTACTGGGCTTCTTTAATCGGCAGGTGAGTCGAGATAATGTCGGGACACCATTCGATCTCAACCTCAGCGAGAACGACTGCTTGGAACAGCAGCATATCTGCGTCAAGCAGCAGCCAGGTCATCGTCACCTCCTTGATGGGCTCCTAAATTAGTTGGCCTCACCAAGTAGTCCAAAGCTCTTAGGACACCTTCTGGGCTGTCACCAAGTTTGCCAATCCCCGTATTGCAGTTTTGACAGATCCACCCACGAAACTCGTGAGTAATTGGGTCGTGATCAAAGCACATCAAATCTGCGTTTCGCTTGTAAACCATAGGTTTGCTACAGATTTGGCATGGGGTTCCTTCGGGAGGTCTGTTGTTTTTAATGACAACACAGCTTTTGCTGCCCCAAAGTTTTTGCGCTGCAAGACGCTTGCTTATTCCAGCAATCTTTGTGCATTCAATGCATTGAGACATAAGACGATCCTTCCCAGACCGCCTTGTGTTGTCTGGGTAAAACTCAGAAACATTTAATGTTTTGTTGCACTTGGTACAGGTCTTAGTGACACTCTGCCCAGTTGTCTCCGACTTTGTACTCAGCACCGATTTCGATACGGAGTCCAAGTTCATCTCCCGCCAAAGCTGCAGACCTAACTGCAATGAGTCCAAGCTCTTCTGCGCGTTCTTCTGCGACTGCGAATTGGATTTCATCTTGGCAATGAACGAGGAAAGCAAAATCCTTGCCGTAGGTAAACCCTGCCTCAACCAGTTGGTCGTAGCAAACGTTGTACCAAAGCTTGCTAATGATGGCACCAGCGCTCTGTAAAAGGAAGTTCAAAGCGCTGTGTGAAGACCGGATCTTTATCTGTCTACCGTCCAAGGCCTTCACAAATCCTTCATCTTCTGCCTTTGCAATAACCCTTTTGGTGAGAGAAGCCAGAGCAGGCATATTGCGGAAGTATTTACGCTTTAGCGCTGCTCCGTCCTGACCCGTAATCAAACCAAGCTTTTCCGGTCCTGCACCGTACATCAAGGCGTAAAAGAACGTCTTGGCTTGGTCTCTAGTGGCTAACCCAGCAGCCTTTTGATTGGCTGTGTGGATGTCACCGTTGAGCACCTCATCTGCAAACTTGCCGTCATCAAACGGCCAGAGGTAGTGCGCTAAACATCGCGCTTCGATCCCACTGAGGTCCACGCCAACCTGTTTGGTGCTTCTCCCCCTTCCAAGGGAGCCAGGTCCAAACAGAGCTCGGCACTCCGGTCCCAGGGCTGACCTGACAGCAGGAACCTGGGCCATATTGGGGTTGACGTGGCTACAGCGAGCGGTGGCACAGCCAACAGTAATCACACTGCCGTGAATCCTGTTGTCACGTTCCACTAGTTTCAACCAAGCATTGTTGCCCGTGCTGAGTTGACCCAATCGCTTTTGGAGTGTGAGGTGTGAAACAAAATCCTCAGCTCCAGGAATCTTCGACAAAACGGTTTCATCGACCTTCGGTTTCCCTGTGTCGGTGAATTCATCTGGCTTCCACTCCAGACTGTTTTGTAGTACCCAAGCGATGTGCTCCCGAGAGTTCGGGTTGAGGTCAGTAAGACGGCACATTGCTGCACCGGCTACATATCCTCTTGGCGCGTTGTCTCGCTTTGGGGTGAAGAGCCCTCCGTCAACGAACGGGAACCGTTGTCTCAATCGTTCGCTGAGAGTATTCAGTTGTTGGTTGATCTCAGCTTCAAGTTCCAAAGCCCCTTGAACATTGAAACCAAAGCCAGATCGTTCCTGCAGGGCGATGAGCTGTGCAAAGCGCATCTCAAGGTCAACGGCACAAGGGATGCTGTCGGCCTTCGGTTGCAACCTGCGCCAAAGCTTAAGGTTTAGTTCAACATCACAGACACAGCGTTCAGCCAGTTCCTCAGTTAGCACACTGAAGTCCACAAGGTCTGCGTGACGTTTGTTATGGCCGAGGCGGAATCCATAAGCCTCAAGGCTGTGACGCCCGTAGAGCTGCATGGGCATACCTTCCCACTTCTTCTTGAGGTCAGTGTCCAAGATGTTTGGGTACAGCATTCGACACAAGATCAACGTGTCAATTTGCTTTCCCCTCGGCTTGAACTCTGGGTAGACCGTTTGTATTGCTGGTATGTCGTACTGAATAATGTTGTGGCCGACTAACTCATCAGCCTGTTCAAGTATTGGTAGCCACTCCTTTGGATCTTTGTAAAGGACGGAACCAGATCCATCGTTGACGACACAACAGTGGATCTTTGTAACGTCCCTAGTCTTCAGAGCATTCGTCTCCACATCGAACGTTATCGTCGATGCAGACTTTGAGGTTTCGGCTGTAGCAGAAGTCGAGGAGGTCCTCAAGCTTGTCGTAGGTGAGCTGGTGGCAGGTGTCATTGGACTTGAAGAAGGACTGTAGATACCTCTTCGCCATCTCAGTAGCAGCCAAAGCTGTTACCTTCAGCGAATTCATCTCTGAGATGTGAACGTCAAAAGTCGGCTTCAAAAGAATCATCGAAAGCTGCGGTTTTACTACTGCCGCCATTTTTAAGCTCCAACATTCTGCCTGTGTTTTCGTTGTATTTCACGGACCCTGCAATCCCGCACCAGCCTGTGAAACGATTCTTGAGAACGCGTACCACGGTACCCTCTGAATCGTTTTCAGATTGTTGATTTCTCTCAAGACCAATACAGATGTCACTAAGTTGGCCGATAGCAGCACTACCGCGAAGCTGAGAAAGAGAGGTCTGAGCTCCGTTTTCATGGCCTTTGTCTCCTGTAGGGCGGCGTAAGTGTGACACAAGAAGCATTCCGCAGCCAGTCTCTTCAACAAAACTGCGGAGTTTGGTCATCGTTTGATCAATAGCCCGACGCTCATCTCCTTGGTCCAAACCTGAGACAAGAATCGAAAGGTGATCGAACACAATCCAGCTACACCCGCAGCCAGAAACCAAGTGACGTATACGGTTAAGCAGAACGGTAGGGTCAAGAGAGCCAAAATGGTCGTACAGAAATAACCTGCCCGTGCCAAGAGTGCTGTCAAAGGCTTGTTCGATCTGTGCATCGGTGAAGTGGCCGCGATCAATGTGGACAGGGTAATCAAGCTCCATACCAACAAACCGCCGAGCAGTCCGTCTGATGTTCTCTTCAAGGGCGACATAACCAACCGTTTCACCTTGGCGAGTGAGGAGGTCATAAGCAATCTCAGAAACGAACGTGCTTTTGCCAATGCCAGAGCCAGCCGTGATAGTAACGAGCTCGCCCTTACGCAGCCCGTGAAGCTTCTCGTTGAGGAACTTGTAGGGGTACTCAGCGCTGCTGACTTTGGGATCCTCAAGGACCATCTGCAGCAGTTTGGTGCCACTGATAATCCCATCTGGTTCGTACTCAGCAGCTGTCCAAACCATCTGCATGATGGCTTTGCTGTTGCCCCCTACTAGCGCCTCGTTGGCGTCCTTGTAGCCCTCGATCTTGCCAATCTTGCCTACCCGAGGAGGAAGAAGTTGGATGGCTTTCTTGGCCGCCTTCTGACCGTGCTCGTCGCTGTCAAAGCACAGGATGATCTCTTCAAACTTCAGAAGCCAATCGAGGTTACTCCGAATGCATTTCTCCGCAGAGTCAGCACCATTAGGTAGCGAGACACACGGCCAGCTCTTCCGTACCGTGGCGTAGCTGAGGCAGTCGTACTCACCTTCAAAGATAACCAGCAGCTTGCCACCACTCCACTTCTCTTGGCCGAGAAACGTATTATCAGGATTGGTTCCGTGTTGGACAAAAGTCTTGTTTGGTTTACGAATCTTGTAACCAGTGAGACGACGTTCTTTGTCGTAGATGGGCCAGAAGTAAGCCTCACTGTCGCCATAGGTACTCTTGAAGTATCCGAAAAGGCGGCAAGTTTCGTCTCCGATCCCACGGCTTGGTATGGACTGATAAGTTCCAATAACCGGGTCGATCTCAGTGTGGGATTCATTCTGAACAGGGGACATAAGGAAAGAAGAGGAAGAACCAGAAAGGTGGTACGAGCAACCAGGGGTGAAGCAGTGCTGACCCCCATCGTCGTAAAGAGCAACGTTGTCGCGTGACCCACATTTCGGGCAAGACAAACGCGACACGACGCGGGACATAAAAAGACCTCCAAGGGTGTCTTGAAACCCCCGGAGGTCAGTGTCCTTTCATCCTTGTCCGAACTGACTATAGCAGCCAACTGGACGGGACCGAGGGACCTTCACACCAGGGGACGTGGTACTTATCACACCAAACGGCGTAGGTCATACTGCCGGTTTTGGTGAGCTTTTGATGCGGCTTCTGTAGGACCATTCGGATGTCGACTGAACTGTGCTGTTCTTTGAACAGCTTGATCAGCCTCCTGTCCTCCGCATCGAAGTAGCCCTTTACCTCCAGCACGACTCCGTTATCGAGGAAGAAGTCAGGCGTGTAGCTCCGGGGAATTAGGAGGTCAAAGCTTCGGCCCTCATAGCTCCAATTCGTTTTCCCGGTCAGGTTACGGGCTACTTGCGATTCGAAGCCCGAACGAAATCCATCTGCTTGGCGCTTGCCGTACTTATGGAATCGTCGGGCCATCTACTCAAAAGTCAGGATCTTCGCCCGACACAGTAGCAAGTTCCTTCACGTTTGGCTTGGATTGTTTGAAGCCTGATTGCTTCTTAAAAGCCTTAGCGATGTCGAAGTCACCACTGTCGCTACCAGCCGTGGTAACAGCCTTCAGGACCTGGATACCCTTAGGGCACAGCCGAAGGCCACCACGAGGGCTCTTGCGAGGGATGTAGGTGTACTTGATTGCCACCAGGATCTCAGAGCCTTCACGCAGCTTGAGATCACGAGCAATGGGCTGCAGTTCAGTGTCTACCACAGGCAGAGGGAACTCCCCATAGGCCACCTTGGCAGTCAGCTTGATGATGGCTGAACCAGAATCCTGGATCTCAAACGGAGCGTCGTAAAAGCTTTTCTTGCCAGTGGCATCCCGATACCACTCACAGGCTTTGTCGTACTCGTCGCTGATCTCTTCGACAATCTCAGCAGCGTCTTGAACAAGAACCTTGAGACGGAAGTCGGAGGTCTCACCGTTGTAGGTAGGGGTTTCGTAAAAGTCAGGGATCCAGCCCGTCAGGGTTCCTTGGATCTGCATGGCCTTTAAGTCGAAAGGACCCACAGAAGGTACCCGTAGAACTTACGCCTCGTAGAGGGCTCTTAGGCCAGCTCTTGAAGTGGCCTCTTTAAGTGGCCTTTGAGAAAGACCCTCTTTAAGTTTTAAAGGCCTTCTTAAAGAGGTCTCTAGCGGTCTTCCTTCAGAGGCCACTTAAAGAGCCCTTTTAAAGAGGTTCTTTTATCGCCATTCAAAGAGGCACTTAAATGACTCCCCAGGATCCAACTGACAACAAACAACTTGATCAGTTACTAAAAGATCTTTTGGAAGTAATTGAAAAGGAACAAGAACAAGAGAAAGAAGAAGCTACTACTGATGACTACTTTGATCCTTCCGTGTGGGAGCAGAAGTGAAATGTCAGAAGCAGTAACTCTTGATGTTGAAGTTGTGATTGATGAATATGAATATGCTCGTGATCAATACAAAAAAGCTGTAGGTGATCAACAGAAAGACTTTTGGGATGGGTATTTAGCTGCTCTTGAAAGTATTTGTGGTGAGGTTGTGATTAATGAGTGAGCTTTCACCTGCAGCGCAGCAAGTGTTCTGGGAGTTCAACCGAGCTGCCAGTGGCAAGCCAGATGACTGGCACTACCTGCCTGCTATTGCCGCCGCCTTGCGAGCTGCTGCAGATCAACTTGATCATCCAACCTCAGCTCATACCCTCTATGCTTTTGCCGATGAACTGGAGGGTAAAGTTTGACTGACCACTATACCGAGGAAGAGCTCAACCAGATGTGTGACAAGGCTGAGCTCGATGACCTCAAAGTTCGGTGCCTCGTGGCGTATTGGGATAACAAGAGGTTCGGAGAGAGCCTCATTGATGCCCCAGAGCGCCTTGAAGCCCTCTTTGAGGTTCTTCTGGGGTGGTTGGAGCCGAAGGGTTCTGAAGGGGCCTTAGAGGCTCTTAGAAGGGCTACTGGTAGGCTTGATAACTTACCAACAGCTCAGAGCCCCTCATTGGATTCATCATCTTCGTAAATAGATTCCAGCTCTCCCTCTTCGTTGAGGAACGCACACCGGCTATCTCTGAGCCTTTGGTAATCGTTCTCCAACAAATCTGCAAATGCTCCGACTAACGATTGGCACATCCCTGCTTCTACTACTGACTTATGAAGGACGGACTGTGCCTCAGCAATCGCAACTACTTTCTCTGCGTCATCCATCCACACCAACTCTTGGTCTTCCTCTTCCTCAGCATCCAGGAACTCAAGAGCTCGATTGGCTCGATCTTGTAAGACCGTCATTCGTGCCATCAGGAGTGGAACGTACTGAGCTGCCACTTGCTTGAGTGGTGCGTAGAACTTCTCCTTGGCGTTTGCAGGGACTAGCATCGCCACCGACACAGCGCTAAAAGCAATTTAAAGGAAATTTAGCTGGTGTCCCGTGGCAATGCCCCGTGGCGTGATAGTAGTTAAGACCGAACCCAGGCCTGGTCTAGTTGATTCTGATTCTCATTCTCATTTCTACTTGTTGCTATTGAGAGTCATTCTCAACTAGACCTACCCTCTCCTACCTGTTATTGCGACTCATTTTCAATAAGTATTTGTATAGCAAAAGGCCCCCTGATTAGGAGGCCATTGGTTATCTTTAATTGGCTCTCAGTAGGCCTAACGTTGTCAGGATAATGGGCAGGATAAAGAGGAATAAATAGCCTAAAAGTTCTGGGAATTTATACAACATCAGTGTTTCTTAAAAGCAATTACATAATCCCTATTAGATCTCGCGCAAAGTTTGCAAGTAGCACAAGTTGCGCTTTCAGTATATTGTTCAGGGCAAGGAATAACAGGCACAGACTCACCGCCAAATATAATAGTTGCAGGCTTTTTGTGAGTCTTAATAGAGTCAACTGCTAGCTCAAATACAAAAGTGTTAGTTATTACTACATCAAACCCAAGCTGTTTAAATTTAAAAGCATCCCTAGGTTTCTCAGTTGAAAGGTTGATAACAAACCCAGGCTGTGAGAATCGTTTGATTGTGTCTAGGTTTGTCTTGCTGTAGACAGTATCAGTGTGAGTGTGAGTATAGGTATAGAACTTAGCGCCACTGTTTGTGACTGCACACTGCAGTTGATCTAAAGCCACAGTATCTATGCAACGCCAAGTATCGCCAGGGTAGCGAGCAACATAGGGTAGATCACCTGAAACGTTATGCCTAAACAAAGTGTTTGGTTTTAGTTTCTCTACATCAGCACAGAAACTTAACCAGTCTGTTCCCCTTTGACCGCGACTAACTTTGTTCCAGTGCCAGGACTGAGGCCCTTTCTTTGCGTAGCATTCTTTATACATTCCACAAGTGATGGGGCAAGTATCAGAACTAGACGTTGAAGCGTAGACGTTTTTACCAAGCTTTTTGTTTGAACTTTTGGAGAGATGAAAGGTGGAAGGGTTCTGCATTGTGGTTAGTAATGATGGCGGGACATAACGTTATTGGGATCGTTAAACCAGTCTGAATTTTCGTAAAATTCTTCTTCTTCTTCCTGTTCTGCTAAATATTGTTCTTCTTCCCAGCGTGATAGTTGTTCTTCTGCCCACTGGTAATAAGCCCAGAAAGCAGCATCGTTATCAAAGTATGGCGTCACTTGAACTCTCCTTTAACTAGTTTCAGGCTGGTGACTTTGCGTTGATTGCCATACCTAACCACAACAGATTTGATACCCTCGCTAACTAGTTGTTCTTTGTTAATCAATGCAGGCCTAATGTCGCTCATTAAAAAGTCTTTATTAGCGTTAAGGTCTGAGGCTATGTCAGCCTTCTTTGAATAGTCACGACCGTAAGCAGGAAGAAGTGTAGGGATCATGGGAGAAGAGAAGAAGGAGGAATTAATAACGTCTAAGCAGAGTTGTTCGTATGTCATTTGTTAACTGTTACGAACAGTTGAGAACCTGAGTAGGTTGTAGGTTGTTTGGCTGTTTCTTCAATAGCCATAAGAACTAAGAAACAAACAGCAGCTGTAGCAAATAGAAAGGGTTTCATTAGTACAACTGGCTAGGTTTAATCTCATTACCCTCGGTATCGACACAGAGGTAACCAAGAGCTGCAATAGTTCCCATTGCGCTAGGGATAAGAGTTTTAGTTCCTGTCAGTCTCAGTAGCAGAATGGCTTCTTGACTAATTGGGTAGGCCCTAGTTAGGCCGTAATGGCTCTCAAGTTTGAATGTGATAGTTTGCACAGGATTAAAGGATGTAGGACTAAGCAAGACCTCTCGGCCCGCTTGAGTACCACCATAGAGCCTGACCAAGGCCAGGCAAGGGATGCTGTTGTGAATCGTTACAAACCCTGAGAGGCCCCTAGGAGAGCCAGGAAGGGCCTTGTAGGAGCTCCTGAGGGTAAAGGGTGCTGAGAGGGTATTGAAGGGCTCTCAGAGGCTCCTAGGGCCTAGTTCGATGTGGCCATGAGCGCGTGTGTATATGCGTGCAGGCGCATAACTGCTCAAGCCTCCTAACTCATACTCAGTCCGCCTTAGGACCCCCGAGACCTTCAGGTGCTATTGCGACCCATTAGCAATAAGGCGGCATTAAAGGCCCTGGAGGGGGGAAGAGGGGCGGGGCAGATCGCTAACTAGGGCTCAAAAATTCGAAGCAAAACCTTTTGGGTACCAA